AAAAGTATTCATTTCTGCGGCTCTGCGAATAACATCTTGAAATGTTGGAAATTGAGGATATGGCACATCATCTGTAAATTTTTCCATAAACTCCCACGCTTTAACTTGTGCATCATATTGGCGCTCTAACGTATCTCTCGCCATATTTAATAAACTTAATCTTAATTCAAATGGGTTCATAGAACCTCCTGTGTGTTGTGTGTAGAGCAAAATTGCTCAAAATAATTATATCACAATAAAAAACCCCGCCTTGTGAGCGGGGTCTAGTGGTAAGTCGTTGATTCTATTAGAAAGAACCAGAACTTCCCCAAACGCCTAGTGGGTCAGACCAGCCGAATGAATAACGCTCACGTGACTTGTAGCGAACGTTACCTGTATCGAAGTCACCGTCCATAGAATTCTGGAGTGGTGTACGAACGAAGTGCTTGAGACCATTTGGTACATCAGTTAACAAGAACCATGCATTAACGTCTGTCAAGAAGTGGTTAACTGTGTAACCTTCTGGAATAGTACCGTTGTTGTTGATTGCGCTGATGTCATTGTTGTTTGTACCAACACGTAACTTAGTTTCAAGCAAACGAGTAGCAACGAACATTAATGCAGGAGGAACAACCAACTTGCGTGGCTTAGCAGCGATTAACAAACTACGCTCATCAGTCCAAGCAGCGATTTGAATAACGGCAGCTTCCAAAGAAGTTTCGTTCAAGTCAACTTGAGTTGATGCAGTGTTGCTGTTAGTACCACCAGATACGAGTGGGTGTGCAGTAGAGAACAATGCAACGCCGTCACCACCGAGGTAGCTTGAGCTAAAACCGTTGTTCAATACAGAAGCAGCTTTAACTTGTTTTGTATAAGCCATACCACGAGCTAATGCTTTAGTGTAACGAGCAGACAACGAGTCATACAAGTTATCTTCAATTGCTTCTTCAGTAATTGAGAATCCTAAAGCGATAGTTTCGTGTGAGTAACGAGTTGTCCATGCTTCTTGCGCGTTGTCATAAGCAATTGCAGCGCCTTCAGACTTAACTGGGGCAGCTGAGAAACCTGACAACTTAGTTTCTTCTTCGAATGAACGCTCGGAACTCTCGATTTCATAGAGTTCTTTGTGCTCTTCACCATAACGTGCATACTCAAGACCAAACAAGGCATTGAGACCGGGTAATAGCTCTTTTAGGAGCTGTGAACGTGAAATAGCCATTTTTTAGCTCCTTAGTTAGTTGTACCAGATGCTTGATAATACATATGTACGCCAAAATTTAATTTAACGATACAGTCTGTATAAGCATCACCGGGGTTAGATGGGAAGTTTCCACCAAATGTTGAGTTGTTATTCACAAAGTCAACGATACGACAGGCTAAAGCACCAGTATTTGCTGCTGAAGAAGCCAAAGCTACTACAGAGTTACCAGTTGTTGTGTTACCTGTTGAGCTAGAAGTACCAGCAGAGAAGTTAGCCAATGCAATTGTTTTTCCGATAGCAGTGGCTGGGATAGAACCCAAAGACTGAACTTGGAACAATGCATCTGGGTCATCCATCACACGAATGAAAATATTTGTGTAACCAGAGTTAATTGCGCCAGACGGTAAGTACTGGGCATATAAAGGATAACCTAATTGTTGACCTGCTAATTGATAACGAACACCCACACAAACACCAACCAAACCAACAGAAGATGTTGTAGGAGTAGAAGTTACCACCGTTGGCTGACCAGCAGAAGCTGCGCCAATTTGAACCAAGTCACCGTTATAGATAGCCGCAGAGTTATTAACAGTTAATGGAATCTCACGAATCACACCACCGTTAAATGCTTGACCACCAATAAGGTTAATTGGCTTTAGTCCATAAGGACCAGAGAATGTTGCCATTTTAATCCTCCAATATTAAATTATAAAAAAATTACTTACCACCGAAAGTAACCTTAGTAGCTCTGTCTTTAAACATCGGCATACGTGGGTCGTTCTCTCGCATATACGTGTTATCCACCGATTCCATTTGGTCGTTGGCGAGCTTCTCATAGTGCTTAGCTCGTTGTTCCATCATCTCTCGCGGTGCTCGGCATAATACTAAACCACCAATTTCAATTGACCCTTTAAACTGTCCATCAATGGACGCGTGTGTCATAGCTTCAGGATAGTCTTCTGCCTTTACAGGTTCAAACCCCTCCCTACGGCTTTTAGAGATATTCATTGGGTCAGCTGCTCCCATTAGGGTAGTTCTGCACCATCTATGTACCCAACCTTCCCGCTCATTGATTTTTGGCAGTGTTTCTGGTGGTGCCCATGCATTTATGGGTCTTGCATCAGATTCACGAGTTTCAGCATCGCGGTTTAATTTGATTGTTCCAGTAGTCATTATCTATCTCCATTCATTTGTTCGGCAACCTTGCGGGCGTAAAGTTCAAGTGGCACTCCTAAGCGTTTAGCAATTTGTACTTGCGTTTGCGTAAGCTGCACTTTTTTTGGTGCTACAGAACGAGTAGCAGGAGCTACAACGTTTGCGGCGGGTTTGGCTCGTGATTTCTCACGGGGTTTTTCTTCAGATTTTGGTTCGCTCCCGAAGTAATCGGGGAATCTTTTCTGTATTGTAGCACTAATTTTATCATAATACTCGTCAGTGCCTACATATTTTTCACCAAATTCTCTAGCTAACCTATTATGAATTGTTAAAGCTAAGCTAGTCATCTCCTCTTCTTCTGGGTTATTACCGCCATACCAAGTGTTTTTATCTAACCATGTATTAAGCTTTTCATCTTGCTGAACTTGTGGTTGAGACTGAGGAATCTGATATTCTTGCTCTTTTACTTCAATGGGGCGTAAATCTCTTGCCTTGTCTAGTTTAAGAGTAGCCTCAGATATTTGTAACTGCGCCTCTACTAATGCATCGCTATCACCAGCCTCATAAGCTTCTTTATATGCTTTTTTAGCTGCATTAAGTTCGGCTTCTGCGCTTGTTTTGCCTTGGTCAATGAATAATTTACTACCTTCATGCAACTGAGACTGTAATCTTTTATTTTCTTCCACTGCAATCTGTGCTACGCGAATAGCTTCTTCACGCATCCGAATAGCTTCTTCTTTTGCACGGCGCTCATCATGATATCCACGACCTAGTTTTTTAATGCGTTTTTGTACCTTTTCATCGTAGGCTTCAAGTTCGTCATCGGTAACTTCTTCTACCGGTTCCGCCATCGGCTTGCGACCCTTATCTTCTGGGGGTGTATCGTCTACAACCTCAATATCAATTTCCGGTTCTTTTTCCGGTTTTTTTACTTCATCAGGAAATGTATAAGTAGAAAATTCATCTACTGGCACTGGTTTTCCATTTTCGAACGTAACTGTTCCAAATTCTTCTGTAGCCATTTAAATCTCCTTAAGCTCGTGTAATTCCACGGGGGTCTTCAACTACAGCTTCTACGCTGTCATCGTTGATAATTCTAAACTCCTGTCCATGAATTTTTACTCGTGAACCTGAATTAGGTCTAATCAAAACAAAATCGCCAACTTTACAAAGTGGTCCGCTTGGAAAACGTTCTTTGTCTTGGTAGGCATCTGGTCCAATATCCATGACGAATAAGACCGGAGTTAATACTTCTTCATAATGCATAGTGGTATCTGCTTTTAACAGACCACTTTCAAACTCTTCTTCTGCCTTTGGAACCATACACAAAATGTGGTAGCCCGCTGGTTTAGGAAGTTGTGTTGCTTTTTTTTCTTGCTGCGCTGGAATTTGTGATACGTTACCCATTGCATCGCTTATTAAAAGTTCACTCATCTTCATCCTTTGTGGTTTTTTGCTCGCGGTCTTTAATTAAATCTATAGCAAGGGCAAGACCCCGGATAACCCCAGCTACATTTCGATACTCTTCAAAACTTTTGCAATTGCCTTGTGCAATGAAATCTGACTTCATACTAATTAGCTTCTGCAATTCCATGCAGAGATATTCATACTCATTGTTCATCTAGTTTCCTTTTTGGAATTTTGTGTTGCTACTCTTTGCTGCTCTAAAGATTGTCTATGCTGCTGCTCTGTAGCGTCTTTGTTTTGCAAGTGCTGTTGCATAGCCAAATCTTGTTTGTTTTTACCTTCTACCGCTTTAATACCTATATCGTGTTTATGTTGACGGTCTTTATTTATTGCGTCTAACGCCATCTTACCGCCATCAACTCTTTGCTGATGCTTAAGTTTTTCAGTTTGGACTGCTGTATTAGCAGTTACTTGTAGAGCCGCAGTTTTTTGTTGTGACTGAATACGTTGTGCTTCAATCTCTAACTGCTTCATCTTAAGCTGTGCATCTGTCTGGTCTTTTGTAGCTTTGCGTTGCTGTTCTTGCGCTTTAAGCTGTAACTCTTGCATCTGCATCTGAATGATTGGGTCTTGAGCTTGTTGCTGAGCTTGCTGCTGTTGTGCCTGTTGTTTATTTTGCTGTAACAATTGTTGCGCCGCTTGAGCAAGTTGTTGTGATAACTGATACTCAACTTCAGGAGACATATTCTCGTCTTCTTCCTCATTCATATCATTCATGTGCTGTTTCGGTAACGCCGTGCCTAACTGCTTCTCAATCTCTTGACGATACAAGAACCCTGCGTGCTCATTAATATGCGCCATCATTGATGCTTGCAACTGCTGTGCTTGCGGATTATTTTGCAGCAATCCAATAATCATTGGGTCTTGCATAGCTGCTTGGTGCACTGCAATATGAGATTTATGGTCTTGGTAACTAAACGCCTTGACCGGTTTCATCATCAGAATGTTTTGGTTTTCCGTGACTGGGTCCGCAGGTTTTTGGTCGTCCGACATTGGTATAAGCTTTGATGCGTTCTTAATACCAAGAGTCTCGACCATTTGACGATGGAGGAACGGTAAATTATAGAGTTGTGGTGCCTGCTGCGCCAGCTGCATAACTGCTTGCCACTGTACAATCTTTTGCGCCATCGTAGACGCATTTGGGTCGCTGACAGGTATGACTTCGACATCCGTATAATCCGCTTTCTTCGCTGACGCTTTACCCTCCTCTGGTTCATAGTCATACTCCTCCGGTGTGTAGTCTGCAATAATGTGTTTAAGTAACTTAAACTCTTGCTTCATTGAGTAATGCAAACGTGCCTGTATGGCACTCATTACTTTTAACGTGCGCTCAAGAATAGCGAGAGTAGTACCAACTGGAGCGTTACCGCCCATGTCTGATACTTGCAAGTCTCCAGCAGAAACAAAATTTCTACCCTCTGTAACGATTTGGTTGAATAATTGAGATAAAGTTTGACTTGGCTCCTTGTAGGGGAGGAGCATAACGTTGTCTTTAATCGTGCCGCTCGGTACATCTACGTCTCTGAATTCACCCGGTGAGATAGGCGTGTCATCCCCTTTGACACGTAAACCTCTGGACTTGAGACCCCCCGGAAGATTTGATAGCGTTCCAGCGTCAATAAGCTGACGTAACATAGTAGTAGCACTGCGGGCATACCCGCCAATAAGATGAATAAGACCATAACCATAAAATCCAAATCCCGGTACGTATTGATAATGAACAAAGTGAATCCTCTTAGACTTTAATGTATCATCTTCCAACCAGTTTCTACGAATAGCTAGCACCTTTCCGGTGCTTTTTTCAATAGTTATGACATAAGGTAGTGCAACACCTGTCTTTTCACCATTTATTTCGTCTTCAAATCCTGGCAAGTCGTAATCAACATGCATCTCTAAAATACGGAAACGATTGTCGTTGGTAGCGGAAAAACCTTGTTCCTCAGCTTTGCGTTTCTCTATGTCGTCTAGAACAGCCATAGGCTCGCCCAAGTCCACATCCCTGTAAAACCCAGCTACCATTAGTTTTTTTACATCGTTTTTAGTTTTACGCATCACATGTGTCATACGCTCTGCTGTATCTAAATTCGAAGCTCCATATGGTACCACAAAATCTTCAGCGGGGATAAACATTGCAACTTGTCTTTCCAAGCTAGGGTCATAATATACCTTCTTAAATGCTGAACCTGCTAAAGGTAAGTTCCACAATAATTTCTCATGCTCTGGGCGATACTCCGTCATCTCGTCCATTAACTTATAGTTCATGTCATCTGATACACGAATCGAAGCTTCTTTTTTAGACTGGGTCTCTTTACCAATAATCTGTGTCTTAACTGGACCTGTTGCCGGGAATGTCTCCATAATAGCTTCTGACTGGAACCTTACAACTGCCTCAGATAACATCGGGTGAAACACACCACAAGCTCCAGCCCACGGCTCAGTTGTCTCTTCGTACTTAAGACCGAGAAGTTTTAAACCCTGAACATATGTATCTGCCCAGTCTTTTCTACCATTTAAGTCGGTTTCAAATAACCCAATCAGGTCACTACTTAATGTATTTAGTTCTTGCTCGTCCATATCTTCGGCAAGGTTTTTACTAAAATCTGACTCACCCTCTGGCTCAATATCTACGCTCATATCACCGGCTGATATATGAACTGCTTCTGGGTCTACAATTTCAATCTCAATTGGCTCCGCTTCTGGAGTTGCTGCTAAACCTTGCGGTGCCTGATATACGCTTTTATCTATCGCCATTATTTTCTACCCTTTAATGTTGCTTGATTTGTTTTCTTGTCATACTTATAGTCTTTTGGACTATGCTTACTTTCTTTTGCGGCTCTATCTTTAGCCCTACCACTAGCACCTAATGCCTGACGCTTTTTACCTTTTTCAGTTAACTTACCGTCTTTTAACTCGCCATACTTAGTTAATAACCCCACAGCCATACCCTCAGCATTATTCATGCCTTTAGCTCTTAACTGATTTGTGAGTCGTTTAACTATGCTAGCCATAATAAATCCTTAAATTAAATTGTAAAACCCGGCTCTTCTGTGCCCTTTAAAATACTTAATCTCTTCCTCTTCATCCGAAGATAGTCTGAGGAACCCACCCTGCCTAAATCTCATTAATGCTAATGTCATTGAGTCTACTAAGTCATCATGCTCGCCAGACGGAAATGACGCTACCTCATCTACTAACTCTTCCGCCCAAGCTGTCTGTGGTGCCCACACGTGCCCACTTGCAAATATATCTGCTACACTGTTTAGACGGGAAATTTTATCTTGCCCTTTACCCGGACTATACTCAGCTAAGGGTATACCCATCCTACGTAACTCCTGAATAAGTGGAGCGCCTGCTGCTTTTTTCTCAATAATCAAAGCATCTGGTTCATACTCTTTGTACTTTTCAAATGCTTTCATTTTTAATTCGGGAAACTCTAAACGGTCTTTAAACGAGTCAAGTAATATTATATTGGCAGTTTGGGCTTTTGTAATGCTATTTGTTTCAAAGAACACGCCCCATGTAGTGCATGTAGAGAAGTCGTTTACCGTTCGCGTTTCGTGCGCAGTATCCCAAGACTGAATAATAAAGTTACACTCTGGTGGGTCATCCTCTTCCCAAACTTTCCACCATTCACGCTTAATAATCGCCGAGCTATCACTTGTCGGCTGCTGCATATACTGTGCCATCCACTTCTGGTTAGGCAATTCAGTTTTTAATGCCTCTAATTCTTTAAGATTCCAGAATTCGGGCCATAAGGGTTTACCCGAATCAAGGATAGCCGGGAACTCAATTACTTTCCACTCCCCTCCACCACGCTGATTAGATGACTTAACTACCTGCGCTGTTAAATCTCGTAGGCTCCATCTAGTCATTACGATGACTATCGCGCCACCTGGCTGTAAACGCTGACGAGGTCCTGATGTATACCACTCATATGTCTTGTCATAAATCTCTGGACTAAACTGGGCTAATGCAGCTTCTTGTTCTGAGTGGGGGTCATCAATAATTAAGACATCAGCACCTTTACCAGTAACCGCACCACCAACGCCGATAGCAAAATAGTCACCACCAAAGTTAGTGTTCCAACGTCCAGCGGCTTTTGAATCAGATTGTAGCTCAACTGTAGGAAATATTCTTTTATACGCTTCAGAATCAACTAAGTTCCTTACTTTTCTACCAAATCCAACTGCGAGTTCTGCTGTGTGGGAAGTCTGAATGATTTTTTTATTAGGATACTTGCCGAGATACCAAGCTGGTAACAAGTAAGAAGCAAACTCGGACTTAGTATGTCGTGGAGGCATGTTAATAATGAGTCTTTTACATTTTCCAGTCGCAACTTCTTCAAAAGCTTCTGCCATCCGTGCATGGTGCCTCCCAGCTATAAAATCGGGCCAAACTTCATTAACAAATGCAAGAAAATCATCATTACATTCAATTCTTTTTTCTCTTAAATCTAATTCTTCAATGATTTCAAGTACTTCTTTTGCTTCTTCTGGCGCTAAACTGTTTAAAAAACCCTGTCTTTGAGCAGAAGTCATCTGTTTTAGCGTGTCAAATATGGTGTTAATCGCCATATTTATCTTTTTCTAGGGTAGCCACACCCAGTTCTTTATCTAAATCAATGACCATTGCTTCTCGTTTCTTCTTAATCGGGCTTTCTACACGCTCTACTGCACCCATATACTTAGAAAGCTTCTTTTCTAGCTCAGATTTAAGCTCTTCTGTAGTCCTATGTGTTACAGAAACCTCTAATTTATCCGCAAACATACCTAATTGACTTAGTTTTCCTAGCTTTTCTAATGCATTTAAGCGGTCAGAAGCTTTTTCACCGTCAGATTCTTCGATTAATCTTGTAGTAACGTAGTTCTTTAGTCGTATAGAGTCTTCTACAATATTATTACTGTATCTATCTAACAGTTCATTTAACCATTTTGCTGTTTCTGCGTTATATGGGCGACCCCCTGCAATAGGACTACCCGTAAATTGTCGTGCAGCTTCACGTGCTGACTCTTCTATATAGGGTCTATCTTCAGGATTTTCTGGGTTTGGCTCTACTAGCCCATTACGAATTAAGAATGCACGGGTATTAAACGCGGCTTTAGCACGCGTAACCATATCACCATATTGTTCTGGCTTAAATGAAGTAGGTATTGGTACACCCAGCTCTGGTCTAATTTTAATTGTCATAGGAGGAATAATAGTTTGGCACTCCGGTTAATGGAAGTATAACAGAAAAAATATATTGTGCAAAGGAAACAGGATTCTTTTGTTTTGATGCCGGGGGGTGTTCTGTAATATTAAGCAGCTGTTGTAAATAAACAACAATGAAGGGGTAGGGGGACTATGAGGGTTTTGGCTAAAAAATTTGCAATCTAACGCGCAAATCTCAGTATATGTATGAGGCGTGGGAGTCCCAAAATAAATTTTGCCCATGGGGTGTCGGTCTGGCAAAATAAAAAATAAAAAAAGTTTTTCAAGTTTTCGTTGATGTAGCGTTTACTAAACATATATTGATGTAGCGTTTACTAAACATATATTGATGTAGTGATTACTGAATGATTGATTAGATTGATTGATTGATTGATTGATAGATTGACTAAGTAACACCGGTGTTAATTACTAGGTTTTATTTTTATTATTGTTTATTATTGTTTATTATTGACTTGACATTGTCATAATACTTCTGTACAATGTAGTTATGGTTGTGGAAGTAATCGCTTCCCCCATATTTTATAGAAAGATATATCATGACTTCAAATGCTAAAAACGAAACAAACGCTGTAATCGCTTCTGTCGCTAAAGCAATTACTACTCCTAAAAAGAATGGTAAGACTGTTGTAATGCTTTCCCCTGAAGTTACCCTCGCTTCTGTCTCAGGTATTGCTAAGGGTTACCAATTGCAAAATGATGGCGTTAAAATGATTAACACTCACTTAAAACCATTTCATGACGCTAAAGTTAAATTGTGTAAATCTTCTGAAAAATCTAATCCTTTGTTCGCTTACTCTAATCAAGTTCGCACAATGTTTTTAGATGCTTTCAAGGGTGTTACTAATCCCGTCTCAGGTAAGCCCTATGCTCAGGACTATTTAACTAAGCGTTTATACCCTGCATTTTTAAATGCTGTTAACTCAGGCAAACCCCTAAACTCAATGCACGATAATGCTAGCAAAAAATCCACTTCAAATAAATCTGAGAAAACTTCAGAGCAATTAAAAAAGGATTTAATTAAAGCATTGACAGAAGTTTATAAATTGTCAGATGCTTGCTCAGATGTTATTGATGTCCTCAATACAAGTGTTGATGAGGGTGAAAACTTTATAGATGCTATTACAGATTTTCTAGAGTCTGAGGGTATTGAGTTATCCTAAGTAACACCTGTGTTACTAACCTCACTTCGGTGAGGTTTTTTTTCGCCCTGATTTTTATCAGGGTTTTTTTATTATGGAACGGTCTCGGTCATAGACCTCGGTCATCAAAATCCTACGCAGAAGCCAAGCGTAATAAGTTGCACGCCAAGCATAAAACGAGTTCTACGCAGATGCCAAGTCCTATGCAAGGAAAATTTACTTTTTTCTAATTCTTTATTTATTATTATAATAGTATAGATAAATATATAAATGTAATACATAGTTATACATTGGTTTTTTCTCAGTCTTTTCATTGATTATAATAATAGTAAGAAGTAATTTCCCTCATATATTCTCGCAAAGCCTTGTATTATATAGATAGTTGTTTTTTCGCATCATCACAACATTTTCGTAAAAACAGCAAGTAACATGAGTGTTACTTAAAAAACATCAAAAAAGTGTTAGACATTTCAACACACTTGCATTACACTAGGCATACAGAATCGTTAGTTCTGTTAAACACTAAGCATACACTAGACATACATTGTCATACATAAAAGGACTTAAAAATGAAGAAATTATACAACGATGCAACACTAAGCCTAAGATTACCTAAATCTATGGAACAACAATTAGATAAAATAGCAGGGCAAAAACACATAGCAACAGGCTCATTATGCAGAATGATACTCTCAGAGTGGATACAAAACAACGCAGGCAGTTTGTTAGTTAATGCAATAGAAAACAAACCAAAGCCAATCAATAAACCAGCACCACCAAAATCTCGTGCAAGAAATGCATACACAGAAGACGATAGACGGTTAGATGAATGGGTAAGAGCAAACCAAATTACAACAGATAAAGAAACTGCATACGGAGATGATTGGTAATGAATACACCTAAAGAAACAAGAGGTGCGAAGCCTCAAATAATTGTGCATATCAATGGACAGTATAAAACCCTCAAAGAACTTGCGAAAGAATATAAATTGTCTTACATCACATTGAGTAAGCGATACCATGCAGGCAAACGAGGGTATGACCTGATAGCACCAATAGATGAGAAACTTGAGCATAGTAGAATGTTTAGGGAGTATGAGCAACGACTTATAAAGAATAGACATGGTTAATACAGGCTTATACTAACTTGACAAAATACGGAAAAGAGAGTAAAATGGTAGTTATAGTGGTCGAAGCACGGCTGTGCATAAGGTAAGTAACACAGGTGTTACTAAGTATCCGAAGCAGTCAGACCACCCTCTTTATACAATTCGGCAAATGTCCTAGTCATAACGCACTAGGTATGGAGTAGGTGTAGGTTGATGTGTAATTGGTAAAGGTTGCAGGAAACAGACTGTTATAAGTAAGAAGTATGCGAAAGGTTGAAGGGTTGGTTATGCTAACCTGATAGAGCCGACAATGATGAAGCGTATAGTTATAGGCGTAGCCCTGTAATAAAAGCGTCAAGAATCAACAGAAAGAGCAAGCATATTAGAACCGACAAATCCGAAAGCATGAGTAACGAAAATCAAAAGTAGTTACTTGAACTGAGTAGTATCTCCATGATGTATAGTAATGTGTAGTTTAGTATGGGTTCGTAACAAGTAACACAGGTGTTACATACTATTTGTTTTGTAGAGCAGATGTTCCGAACAAATACCCCATGCAGACTAATGCCACTCACTACTATAACTCTAGCCCATAACCTCTAACAAGAACTGCAACAAATAGCAGAGGGCGTAAATCAATTTCATAATCAGCGTTGAGAAAGTTTAGAAGATTTATAGATAGGCTTGATGTTGTCTAGTCAGGCTTATCGCTTAAGTTTTTTAACCGTAGCACAACAACTGAAAGGAAATACCATGCAAGTAATACCTATTAACAAATCGAAAAACAGACCCCACGAACTTTTGATACACAGTTTAAGCGAACTAGAACCTAATCAAATAGCCCTATTGTTAGACTGCGTTATCTATGCAACAACCGAAACAGGTTATATAGATAATAGCGACTTAGATAAAATTAAAGACGCACTAAGCCACACACTTGCAATGAAAGTAATCTATGATGAGGTGAACGAATGAAGATAGAAGACTTAGAATTTTTAACCGTAGCACAACAACAGAAAGGAAATAGATATGAACCTGAAAGAACTAAGAACTATCGTAGCCATGCTTGATAGTATGCCTGATGAAACCGAAGTAATAGTGGAGGTAGACGAGGATTACAACATTCTACCTATAAGCAGAAAACTGCAAAATTCATTCATGCCTGACTTAAAACAAAACAAAGTAAAACTATTTACGGAGGTCTTATGAAGCCGATATGTTTAGAATGTGGTGAGAACTTCGCTAAGGGTAGGCATACTCTAGGTTATAAGTTATGCTTACAATGTGGCAACGACCAAGCGAAGAAGAAATCCAAAGCATATACAGTAGCACCCATAAACAAGTCTAACTATATGCTTATCACAGACTTGTCTCAACTTAAACAACTTAACCCTAAGAGGACAACATGAAAGACTTATTATTTGATTTACGGATTATGTATAACAGGGTATCGTTCTCTGTCTATGATATGTTCCAAAGACTATTTACCAAATCGTCAGGGTGTTTCTGTGTAGTATGTTTGAAAGAAGTCCCTAAAGATATATTTGAACAACGCAATGGGTGTTGTACTGACCACACACCTAATCAACCAACAGAGTATTAATATGACAATAACCATACGGAAAATCTATTGTGTAGATATGCAACCATCAGCACATCAACGCAACAAAGAAAAGAAAAACCCTACACTTCTAGGCATACTTGAGAATACTGCAACATTTGCAGAGAAGGTAGAGTTAATCCGAGCAAGTAACCCATACTTTTATTTATTAACACCTAAACCAAAGAAGGAGAAGTGAAATGAGCAACGCATCAGATAAATGGCTTGAAAAAAACGAAAAAAGATTTAGTGAAGACTGTGTCAAGATTATTCACTTACTGACAGCACCCAGACCTACGACAGAAGAGGAAGCACTTGCACATAGTAGTGCATTAGTAGGGTGGAAGAATAAGTATGGTTCAGAAGTAATTAGTTGCATTGATGATACGGTTAGCGAAATGGAGAGCCACATACTTGACCAGATTGCTAGTGAATACATTGAACTAGATGAGGAGGAATGAAATGAAACAAACTAAACAAAAATGGATAGACGAGATGTCGCCAATCAATGAAACCCCTAAAGAAGTTAAAGCCATACTACATACAATCTTAGAACAACCCAGACTCTCTAAGCCATATGAGGGCGATGACATCGCAGACTTCATGCATCAGAACAAGTATCACAGAACTACAAGCGAAGCGTATCGTGATGCCGACTATGCATCGTGGTTTGAGTCCGACCCTGAGATGAGTGATATGAAGTTATTTTTCTTAGAGTTGTTGTGGATAACGCCATTACTTATAGGTTTGCTATACCTAGTAAGGTATGTTATAATGTAGTATAAGTAGTAGATGTTTAGTAGTAAACAGTAAGTAACACCGATGTTACAAACCTAATCTAAATCAGAAAGGAAATACCATGCAAGACCAACTAAACCTCAATGTTCCAACCGACTATGCGTATGCAAAAATCTCATCATCAGCAATGCTAGTCGATGTATCCATATCCGTATGGACTGCTCGTAAGTTAGATAAGAAAGTATCCGAAGAAGTGGATAGTGCCAAGTCTACCAAAACAAGGGCAGGTAATTATCATAAGAATCTACTCGCAGGTTCAAGCAAGTTAGAGGATATCAGTAA